CTGTATGCTCACCGTAAGATAGGATTTGGTTATTTTCAATTATGGCTATTTTCATTTTTTTTTTTATCCTATGAGGTTGGGAATGCTGCCGTTGGTGGGAATGGAGGTGGGGTGTAATCTGCTGTGTATCGCGCAACACCTTTAGTGATTCTTAGGTCGTATAAGTACCCAGTAAAAAATTCTCCTGTGCCATCTAGACATCCGATTGTATGTATATTCTGAGAATAATTGATAGAATCAGCATAAGTTGTACCATTTTGAACGCCGTTCAAATAACCTTTTAACGTACCGTTATACCTAACAAATGCTACATGATTCCAAGTGTTAGCTGCCATTGCAGTTGTACCGCGTACTCTTTCAGACCCATTCGCATACCAAACGATTTGCGCGGCTCCTTGTGTCCCAGTATTAAATCCATTGGCGCTTCTAGGTGCAGATAATACTGCAATATAATTGTAAAACGAAGTATGATAAACCCAATATTCAACGGTAAAATCACCGGTACCTAACGCTAATACCGAATTAGTTGCTAGTGATAGATACTGGGTTGTACCATTAAAATAAACTGTTCCGCTACCCGCATTAGACACTGCCGGAGGACTTACCGCTGTACTAATTACTGTACTTCCTGTATTTGTTATCGTTATGCTATTACTAGAAGAATCTTTAATGTTTGTATTAGTCCCATTTGCACCATTACCTACAAGTAAAAAAGATACATTATTCCAATAAGGGTCTCCGCCACCACCAAGCGTAGCAAACCTAGATAACATACTCATCGCACAAACTTCCCATAAATGGTTGTACCCGCATCGCGAGTCCAAAGTAAGCACCAGTCTGTACCGGAGGTTTGCAAAGTTACACCGTTAGAAGCAAACGTAGTCGTTGTTGCACCTGTAGACGTAATCCAGTTAATAGTCGGCCATGTGATTGTACCTGCTGCGCCTAAGTTAACTCCTTCAATTAAAAGCTCACCTAAGTTACCCGATGGCGGCCAGTTTGAAATTGTTAGCGTAGGACTGCTTGAAGCCGTTGGCGCCCAGCGTTGCTGAGAGCCGTTGGTGTAGTCTAAAGCTGCTGTGGTAGTGCTATTGTAGTAGACCCAGCCTGTATCTTTATACATTGTCCGAGTCAGTGAATAGTCACCGCCCGTTAAATTGCCACCTAGTGTTGACGCGCTGAGCGTAATATTAGAAGGTAGTGTAGGTGTACCCGATAAATTACCTGCTGTACCTGTGGTGTTTTGGTTAAGCGTTGGAAATGTGCAATTTGTTAACGTACCACTCGAAGGCGTACCTAATGCCCCGCCAATAGCAACGTAGTCTGTGCCAGCAGTCGCGGCTGTAAAAGCACTTGTGCCGTTCCCTTTTAACAATCCGGTTAGTGTTGTCGCTCCTGTACCGCCTTGTGCTACTGTTAATGCCGTTGTCAAACCAGAAAGCGAAGTAATATCACTATTTGCGCCAGATGCAGCTAAACCGGTTACGGTGTCGCCTGTTTGTAATTCTTGAATAGCTGTCCCGTTTAGGACTAGAGGGTATCGTGCTGTCATTAGCTCACGCTCACGTTAATTGTTGACCCTGAATGATTCAACACAGGAAGATACCCGTTTGCTAACGCAACTTGAATCACCGATGATGAATGATTTAATACTTGTAATGTTGTAACTGGAATAGCACGTTCAGCAGGTAGCGTTACAAATACGTCTTTAGTACCTGATGTAAATGTGACTAAACTGCCAGCGTTGCTAGATGCCAATACGGTGGTTCTGGCAAGTGTGTTACCAGAGCTTGCGTAAGTGCCAATTCCTACCTCCCAATTTGCGCCTGTCTGGTCTGCAATGGTGTAGTAAGTGGTATTTCCATTTCCTACCGCAGCAGAAAACGATTGGTATCCTGTCGCCGCTCCCGCTAAAGTAATAGCGGTAGTGCCTGTAGAAGTTGTCGTTTCCTTAACTCTATCCGCTAAAACTAAAGTCATTACGCATTACCTTCTGTAATCGTAGCTGAAGAAATTGCCACGCTGTCGCCAGTTGTAATAGCAACGCTAGACAAATTAATATTACTTCCTGACGTTCCAACTGTAAGCCCTGAAATAATAAGCGTTGTACCGTCAGATTTATAAATACTTGCGTTATCGGCGGTACCTGTTGCACCTGCTGTTCCAGCAGTGATTGAGCTTAGCGTAAGCACACCGCCAGACGCTGCGCCAGCAAACGGTGTACCGCAAACACATTCCGCTAATTGTGTCGCCCCAGAGGTATAGATTCTAAGTTTTGCGCCGTTGCCAGCAAAAGTAGTAATTGCGTCCGCGCGGGAATTGCGCAATGTGGTATTAAGTGAAACTGCCATTTATTTGACTCCTATAATTCTGCCGTTAGCATCTCGAACAACTTGTTTTGGTCGAGTTACTTGGTTGTGCATTTCAGACATTCTGTCGAGTAATGCTTGGTTCTGTTGGTTTGCAAGTGTCATCATTTGCGTCATGTTCATATTTACGTTTTCAATGACATTGTTTAGTGATGTTGATAATACGCTATTCAACTGTGGGTTTCCAGTTTCATCAAGTTCTGTCATTGAATCTTCTTTACCTGCATTTAAACTTAAAACGTGTTGCTTCATACTGTTTTGAGCTTGTATCTGCGCAATGGTAATCTTTGTATCATTATCAAGCTGTGTTTTCCACTTATCAAATTCGAGTTTAGCTTGTTCAAGTTGATTGCTAGCTTGAAGTTTCACTTGTTCAAGCTGCATTGTCGCTTGTTCTGATTGCTGTTGTGCTTGCATCTTCATTTGGGCAATTTGCGCCTCTGCTTGTGTACGCTGTTCGTCTTTGCTCGGTGGTTGCGGTCCTGCTGCTTTTTTAGCCGCTTGGTCAACAAACTGCTCAAGGACACCTTCAAGTTCTCTGCCCGCTTTAAACCCACGAACACCATAAAGCAATAGCTCTCCAACTAACGGCGCCATTGCAGGGTCTTCTTTAACCGCGCCAATGCCGTCTTTAATAAAGCCGCTTACCGCTGTCAAAAATTCCATGCGGTTTTGCTTTTCAGTCTGCTTATCAAGCTCAACTAGCGTATCGGTTTCAATATCAATATTGAAAACCCTAGCAGGTTCGTTTTTAAGCAGTTGAATCGCTTGCTCTACAAATTGCGCGTCAGGCGTATTCATAATGCCTGACACTTCAACTAATGTCTGTGGTTGGTATTTTGAACAGATAATCTCTGACTTCATGCGCAGGATTTCACGCGCAAAGCGATACAGCCCGTCTTTCATGTTGCCAAGACGTAGTGATGCAAACTGACTCTTAATTTGCTGTGCTGTCGCGGTTTCACTCGCTACCGACGCGCCACGCATGATGTCGGACAGGCCAGTTGTTTCGTAAATGATTTGCTTACATGACTCACGCGCTTGATATAGCTGTTGCAACGCAGACGCAACGTCGCCAAGTGGCATAAATTGCACAGCGCCTTGCAGTCCGCCTTTTTCAACAAACGCCGCCCAGTTTTTGACAGGGACAAGCACCCCATCGTTACCTTCTTTCATCAAGCGTTCAATCGCAGGCTCGTCCGCCGCGTAGATGCCCATGACTTTAAGCGCTTTGGTCAAATGCTTGATTCGACCTGTTAGCTCGTCAATCTCGTCTGCTTGGTCTTGATAGAGTAGAAAATCTGCTACAGGAATCAGCGTCCCTGTCGATGTAGTGGCAAAGTAAGGTTTAGGGCAGGGAAAGAAGTTTGAAAGCTCTAGTGGGTCATCTCTGTGGTCTAAAATGACATCGTACTGCTCCGCTATCCAATAGACGCATTTTTCTGCTTTTGACCAAATTTCCCAGATTTCTGCCTTTTTATCGGCTTTAGTAGTTTCTTTGTCGCCGTCTTTACGATTTGACGTGTTAGTTAACGGAACTTTCTCAAAGATGTCGCCAAAGCGGTCTACCCCCTCGTCTAACGTCATATAGACGCGTCGTGCCACCCATGTCACCTCGTCCCATGTCCGAGCAGGTAGATGCGCAAAGTCCTGCCAATAGACATAATCCACCGGTGTTGTTTCAGACACAACGTGTTCGTAGACTTCCGTCTGCGCCAGCCCGTTTTCTTCGTCCAGTGTGCGTTCAGGTGAGTATTCTTCCCCGCCTATCTCCGCATAATTGGTAATTGAAGGCTCAAATTCTTCAATCTTAGGCTCATAGCGTAGCCACGCCACGCCTCTGCCCGGAAGAAGCCTATCATCCACCACGCAAGACA